TGAGAAGAGCCCCGCGCGTGCTGGCACACGCCGGGGCCACGGCCGAACACCAGGAGGAGTCCGACATGGACAAGGCTACCGCACACGCCCGCCCCGCCCGCAAGACTCGCGCCCGCTTCAGCAAGACCGCGAGCGCCGCCGCCACCATCGCCGGCTTCGACCACGACGTCGACATCTGCGGGCTTACCATGGGCCAATTCAGCCTGCTCGACCTCATCGACGCCGCCCTGCGGATCACCGGCCCCGCCCACGTCACCATCTCCACGTGGTCCGCGGGCTTCTACGACGTGGAGGCCGCCGAGCGCTTCCGCGACTCCGGGAGGCTCCTGTCCATCCGCTTCATCATGGACAACGGCCGCAAGCGCGGCCAGGCCAACGCCGTCGACGTCGCCCAGATTTTCGGGGCCGGCTGCGTGCGCGCCACCAAATCGCACGCCAAGTTCGCCATCATCGCCAACGAGTACTGGAACGTCCTCATCACGAGCTCCATGAACCTCAACCTCAACCCGAGGGTCGAGCAGTTCGAGATGACCGACGACGCCGAACGGGCGGCCCTCTTCGCCGCCTTCGCAGACGCAGTCTTCGACCAGGTCGCCGACGACGACCGGCGCGACCACGGCGTCGTCGACTTCCAGGTCGCCGGCGTCGAGACGGTCCAGCCGACCCTCGGCTTCGAGGTCGGCACCATCACCCGCGTCCACCCACTCACCATCAACGATCAGGCCCGAGCATGACCGCACCTCACCCTCCCAGTCACCTGCCCGAGGACGTGGCCGCCGTCTGGGTGGAGATCACCACCGCCTACGGCGACGGCTGGCCCGCCATCGCAGGACCTGCCCTCGACGCCTACTGCGGCCAGGTCGCCGTCCTGCGAGACGCCACGGGCAGGATCGCCCGAGACGGACTCATCGTCGAGGGCCCCAAGGGCGAGCCCATCACCCATCCCGCCATCGCCATCCAGCGCACGGCGCAGGACGAGATCCGACGCTGGGGCGACGTCTTCAAACCGCCGCGGCGGCGCCGATGACACGGCGGCGCACAGCGCGCTCGGACGGTCTGCGTCGAGACTCCCGAGCATGGCGCGCACTCGCAGCGCAGATCCGCGACCGGAACGCCGGCCGCGGGTGCGGCATCTGCGGCCAGCCCATCAACTGGGGCGCGCGAGACCCGCGGGCGGACGACGCGCCCAGCGTCGACCACATCAAGTCGTGGCGAGACCATCCGGACCTGCGCCTCGATCCAGCCAACCTCGTCACCGTCCACCAGGCCTGCAACCGGGCCAAGGGGATGCGTCCAGCAGCGCTCCCCAGCATCGGCAACCAGTCCCGACGCTGGGGAGCACGACGACAGCCAGCCGCTACGCCACCGTGTGCGGGCGATGGCCGTTCATGAACATGTTGTGACCGCAGTACACGCACCGCCGGCTCAGCGGCAGCACGACGAGGCCGATCCCGCACGTGAACAGGCCCAGACACCACAGCACCGTGGTCCGGGCGACGTTGCGGCCGCCGCCTTCGCACTTGCAGCAGCCTACGCAGCCGCGGCGCGTGTAGGTCTCGATGTTCTGGTTCGGCAGCTGATTCACGGTCGGTCCTTTCAGCGGTGCGGGACCGTCCTCGGCCCCCGCCCCATGCTACTCGGGGTAGGGGCGTCCAGATCAGAATATTTATGTGCCGGGGCCCTTTGGGGGGCGGGGAGTGGCCTCCCCCTCCCCCGCCGGCCACCGGGGTCGCGCGGATAGAGAGGAGTCGGCCGTGGAAGATGCCGACGGCGCGCTCGACGAGAGCATGGTCGCCGTGACTGCTCGCGCCGTCGCCGCCGCCACCTGGCTGACTGATGCCGATGCGGCGGCCGTGGCGCTCCTGATGCGGCTCGCGTACAGGCTCGACGATCCGGATTTTCCGACGATTGACGGTCGATTCGATAATGTCAGCGAGTCGCTTTTCCTGAAGACCGCCGCCTCGCTCGGTTTGACCCCGGAGATGCGGGCGGCGTGGGAGAAGAAGGAGAAGAGACCCAATGGTGGCAGGCTCGAGACGCTCCGGAAGAGCGCGGCGGGTCTCCGCGCAGTCTGAAACGCCCGAGGGCGCGTACTTCGACGAGTGGATGGTGCGCGCCGAGAGGGGATGCCCTCTGCGCATGCCCGACGCGCCTCGGATCGGGCGGTCATCGCCGCGGGTGTGCACCGCCCCCCTGAGGCCGCTGACTCCCGAGACGTCGCTCGGGTACTCGGCGATTGAGTTCTCCCACGACGTGCTCGGGATCCCGCTGTTACCCTGGCAGCAGGAGAGTCTGGTAAGGGCCCTGGAGCTCGATCGCACTGGGCGGAGGTTTCGGTTCAAAACAGTTGTTCTGCTGGTGGCCCGCCAGAACGGCAAGTCCACGCTCGCTCAGGTGCTGTGCCTGTGGGCCATGTACGTGCTCGGCGTGAGGATGACGCTCGGCACTGCCCAGGATCTCGATATCGCCGAGGAGATATGGGGCGGATGCGTCGATATCGCCGAGTCCATACCTGACCTGGCTGGTCTCATCAGGAACGTCGTCAAGGTCAACGGCAAGAAATCCCTCGAGCTTGAGACCGGTGAACGGTACAAGGTCAAGGCGAGCAATCGGAAGGCCGGGCGCGGCCTGTCCGCCGACCTGGTAGTCCTGGACGAATTGCGCGAGCACACGAATTGGGATTCGTGGGGCGCGGTCACGAAGACCACCATGGCGCGCGCTAGGGCCCAGATCTGGTGCCTGTCCAATGCTGGTGATGACGCTTCCGTGGTGCTGATGAGTCTGCGGAAGAAAGCGCATCGCGCGCTTGGCGATCCGGACGGGATCAACGCCGACGAGACCGACTTGACCGGCGTCGGGGACGGGTCGCTCGGCATTTTCGAGTACTCGGCGGCTCCGGGGCGGTCCGCCACCGATCGTGATGGGTGGGCGGAGGCGAATCCGTCGCTCGGGTACACGCTCGAGGAGGCCTCGTTGGCATCCGCCGAGTCCACGGATCCGGAGCCCGTGTTCCGCACGGAGTGCCTGTGCCAGTGGGTGGACACGATGACGAGCGGTCCGTTTCCGGACGGGGCGTGGGAGGCGTGCGCGGACCCTCGGGGGGTCATTCCGGACGATTCTCCGATCTCCTACGCTGTGGACGTGTCCTGGGATCGGGGCGCCGCCTATGTGGCGGCGTGCGGCCTTCAGCGCGGCGGGCGTCCGCAGGTGGAGATCGTGGCCGCCAGGCCCGGTCAGGGGTGGGCGGATTGGCTGCCCGAGTGGTTCCGCGGGTTCGTGGACGTCGACTGGCCCGCCCGCGTGGTCGTGCAGGCGAAGGCGTGTCCGGCGGCCGTGCTCGTGGATGTCCTGGCCGAGGTGGAGGGGCTGACCGTCGTCCCGTGGGAGGGCGGGGACCTGGGGATCGGGTGCGGCCTGTTCTACGACCGGGTCATGGCGGCGGCCCCGGAGACGGAGTCGTCGCTGGAGCCTCTGGCCCATCGGGGGCAGGAGGCGCTCACGCTCGCCGCCCACACGGCCGCCCAGCGGTTCTACGGCGATGGCTGGTACTGGGACCGCAAGAATTCCCCGCAGGACGCGGCGCCGTTGATCGCGGCGACCGAGGCCCTGTGGGACCAGCTCGTCAACGCGCCCGCGACGCCGTCGATCTACGAGGCCGGGCCGCTCCCACTCTCCTGAGGAGGCATGATGCTCGGACTCGGACGCGACAAGGCCCTGGGCGTCCTGGTCGGGGTCACCGTGCTCGTGCCCGCCGACGGCGGCCTGGTCAAGGGCCGCGTCGCCTCCGTGACTCGCAGGTGGCTGACCCTCGAGGAGTGCGAGGCCGACGGCCGGCTTCTCGAAGGCCGGCTCATGGTGCGGCTTCCCGTCGCGTTCGTGCAGGTGATCGCGTGACCCGTTTCCAGACTCTGGCCGCCCTGGCCTCCCAGAACGTCGGGAACACGGTTCTCGACGTCGTCGATCCCGGTGTCCCGCTCGTCGACTACGACGCAACGGACGCGATCAGCGTGCAGGCGGCGTGGAAGTCGCAGCCCGCGATCCGCAAGGTCACATCCTTCATCGCCTCCAATGTTGCGGCCATTCCCTTGCATGTCTACGAGCGCGCGGGTGACACGGACCGGCGGC